CACCCGCCGCTGACGTAGCACCTGTTCGGCGCTCAATCCAGACCTGAATAGGACGCCCAGTGGCATTCTTGTTGGGGATCGTGGCATACGTACTCACTGAGATACGCGAGATATTAATGTCAGTCTGGGTTTGTCCGGATCCTGTACGTACAACGTGATCCAGCAAATCAATCGTATCAACCGGCAAATCATAAGTAGTGGTGCCATAGACCAGAGGAATTGACCCCTGCTCGATAGTCCACATGTTAATCCCACGATTAGCCCAGTCCAGTAGGAGCAGGTTCAAAGACCTACGGGCTGTCCGCATGTCATAGCCAGACCTCAGTTCCGCACCGCAACGCTCGAACGCTTCCTCGATCAACGAGTTAAGATCGAGGTTAAACGCCGTAGTGCCTGAGGTCTTGGCTACCATTTACTTAAGCTTCTCTTCCACCGAGGCAGTCGTGTTCCAACGCAGGATCGCGTCCACAATTGACTTAGCAACGAGGACATAACCAGCAACTGCCGTGTTATCCCCCAGCGCCCCGCTCAGCAGGGGCAGGAACACCAGCGCCGCACCAGCCATTGCCTGAATCGTCGCAATCACGTTCGTCTTGCTACGCAGCTTGAGAACAGAAAACGAAAACGAGACAATCATACTAATAATGCTATTCATTATATCTTCCCTAGAGTTTACTTATCTTCATCAAGCAGGGCGAGAAGCTGTCCACTTCCCATAGATTTCCAAGCTTTATCAACAGCAGCGCGATCTCCACCATACTTGGCTAACAACTTTTTGTCGATGCGCTGATTCAACGTAGCAGCAGGCACATCTGAGTAATCGTTAGCTGATCCACCACCAGAGAACTTCTTAACAGGTCTGTCATCCCCACGCCGTTTGGCACGGGGGACTTTCTTCGGCATAACCGCGCCCATCCCCCGTGACGGCCTCATACAAATCGGCCTTTGGTCTTGCCTTTGGACTCAATACCGCCGCCGCGAGCCATCTTAACAGTCTTACCCTGAGTCTTGCCCTTGGACTCGATACCGCCGCCCTTGGCTTTCTTAGCAACTGGCTTAGTCTTACGAATCCCCGGAGCATTTTCAGCAGCGAAATCCATTTGGCGCTGCCCTCGTCCTTTCAGCGTACCGTCAGGATTTTTGTACCGCTTATCATAGTCATCTTCAACTTTAGCGGAAGCTACAGCGTCATCTCGGCTACTAAGCATTTCTTTAGTCGCACGATCCAATACTTTCTGATTCTGCGGAGGAGTAGTACTCATTAACCCCACAGGACTTGTACGATACTTATACGCAAAATCAGAAGCGTCTTGCGCGGCTTTTACTTTGCCTACAGCTTCGCCTATTGCCGCATCAGTCAAAATATCTCGTTTTTTGGGGGCAGGGAGATCCCCACCTTCACCAAACTTACGAACTTTACGCTTGGTAGCCATTACACGAACTTCCCACGGGTCTTACCCTTGGACTCAATACCGCCGCCCTTGGCGAACTTCTTGGCTTTGCCAGAAGCTTTCATCTCAGCTTCTTCATGCTTAACCATAGATTTAGGAGCGCCCTTCTTCTTGAAGAACTCAACTTCCTTCTTCATCATCTTCTTAGATTCAATCACGTCGCCACCTTCCGCCATACCGGCGTATTTATTGAGTGCTGCGAACGGGGTACCAAGTCGTCCCCGCCGTACTGTTTGCCTATTAATTCGGTCTTTAGGCACCGTAAAGCCGCCTTTACTGAACTTCTTGCCCTTATCAGCCTCGTTAAAGTCCTTGGCTACAGACTCAGGGATCCCTGCCTTTTTCGCAAAAGCCGGGTTATGCGCTGCCGCAGCCATAAAGTTACGCTGGGCTTTGGACTTGCTAGGCATTAACATTTCCACGCTTTGAGAGACTTGTTAATCCGGCTATCAGGATCTCTGGCGGTCTTCTCGCTAGTGAGCTTATTCTTCATACCCGACATACGGGCACAGAATGACTTCTTGCGAGAGCCGCCTTCAGGCTGCGGAGCCTTGAGACCCGGCTTACCCGGATTAGCCTTGTTATAAGAAGCGCGGCCTTTGGCGTTCAAGCCTCCAGCCTCGCTCTTACCTTCCTTGCGCTGCCATGCAGGGGATTTAGCCATAAAAGGCTGTTACGCCGCCTAGCGTACCCGCATCCAAAGTGAAGTGGATATTAGTGCTGAACAGAATCCCCTCACCCGGAATCACTACGTAGAACGAGTTAGGGTTGGAGTTAATCGGAAGATCAATCTGACAAAGGACTGTGCCTGAAACCCCACCATCTCGAAAGCTGACCGTAGTGGTAACAGCCGACGAAATAGCAGGGGCCAAGGAGAATCCCTTCAGACGAGCGCGACCCGCAAAGATCGCCCCCGTCGTATTCAGATGTGTACTTTTTACATCTGTTTGCATCATGGGATGCTCCTAGTTATTACGGGCCAGTGGAGGCAGTGGGGGCAATCGAGCCATCAGGCTGACGGACAACATAAGCGATCACCAGCGTGGCCGAGCCAAGCGTAGCACTAGTCAGCGTATAGGTCACAATAGCGTCAGTAGCACCCACGTTATTAGCGACAGCAGCGCCCGTAGTAGCAACCGTAATAGCACTAACACCCAGCGCCGTAGGGAGCGTAACAGATGTAGAATATGCGACACCTGCAACACTGATAACAATGCTACCTGCGCCAAACGCCGTAACTGGGGTAATAAGCTGCATATTCTGGATCATCGCGCCAGCCGGAAGCACAGCGGCCACCGTAGCGGCACCATCACCAAAAGCGATAGTCTTAGTCTGAATAACCGGCGCAGCGCCGATATTGCGGATCGTGCCAGCGGTCGTACCAGTCGTGCTGCGAACGGTGCCCAGCAGCCACGGGCCAAGATGAGTTGCGAGTCCCATAATATAATCTCCTTATTGCACAAGTCGCCGTACCATCAGTGCAATGTCCTCTAGGGGGCTGGTACGGCTAAATTTTCCTAGATAATCACCTGTATACGCTTATCTAGCGTTAGGGTCAACTTCAAATAATTCCGGGGCATGGGTCTTTAAGCTGTGGCAGTTTTTGCACAGGGTTTGTAGGTTCACTGGGGCATTATTCCCATGATTCCCGTCAATATGATCCACGTCTAGCTGGGTATGGTGTTCTGCTGTAAAGCCACACTTTACACATTCGTCTCCCTTATATGTCCTATAAGTAAATTTAGTGTTGTGGTGGTGCTTCTTATGCTTATTGCAGTATTTTGCGTACAGCGAATACCCCAACTTAGACTTCTTAGCTACCTTCGCTGCAGGTTTATCACAGTCAGGTATGCAGCAGCTAGGCCGCTCCTGTTCTTCTTTAATCATTCACTCCCCCAAAGAAAAGGGAGCCGAAGCTCCCTCTCCCTAACCAGCTAAGTGCCTGATTGACGCTTACGCGCCCTGCGAACCAAAGATACCAAGCGGATCCGACCAGCCGAACGAATAACGCTCGCGGGCCTTATAACGCACGTTACCCGTGTCGAAGTCACCATCCATCGAGTTCGACAGAGCCGAACGGACAAAGTGCTTCATACCGTTGGGCACATCCGTGGTCAGGAACCAGCCGTTCACGTCCGTGAGGAAGTGATTGACCTTGTAGCCTTCCGGAATCGAACCCATCGCCTTCAGCGCGTTGATGTCGTTATCAGTCGTGCCGACACGCAGTTCCGTGTCCAGCAGGCGCTTGCTAACAAACATCAGACTCGGGGGGACAATCAGCTTCTTCGGCTTGGCAGCGATCAGCAGGCCACGCTCATCCGTCCACTGGGCGATCTGGATAACGGCGGCTTCAAGCGAAGTCTCGTTAAGATCGGCCTGCGTCGTAAACGTGTTGCTGTTCACACCACCCGAAACCAGCGGATGCGCCGTCGAACAGAGCAACTGACCGTCACCGCCGGTATAACCCGAGGTAAACGCGTTGTTCAGAACGCCAGCACCCTTGACCTGCTTCGTGTAAGCCATCGCACGAGCCAGAGACTTCGTGTAACGCTTGCTCAGCGAGTCATACAGGTTGTCCTCGACAGCCTCTTCCGTAACCGAGAAACCCAGAGCAATGGTTTCGTGGTTATAACGGGCAGTCCAAGCTTCCTGCGCGTTGTCATACGAGATGGCCGAACCTTCGTTCTTGACCGGGGCAGCAGAGAAGCCAGACAGCTTCGTTTCTTCTTCAAAAGAACGCTCGGACGACTCTACTTCGTAGATCTCCTTATGCTCTTCACCATACGTCGCATACTCCATACCGAACAGGGCGTTCAGGCCGGGGAGCAGTTCCTTCAGCAATTGTGCGCGAGAAATAGCCATTTAAAATACTCCCTTAGATGCCAGCAGCGGCATTGTAGGTATGGTAGCCAGCATTGAACTTAACGATAAATTCAACATAGTTACCAGACGCATCAGCCGTTTCCGGCACCACATCGACAACACGAAACGGCAGGGCCGTAGTAATGTTGTTAATGAACACGCCCATGCGGCTGTTGCCCGTACCCGTGTTACCCGTATTCAGAACGAGTTCCGCGTTGGTCGGGATCGCAGCAGCACGGCTCTTGCCAGCAGGCAGCAGACCAGTCGAGGCACCGTCCGGGGTGTTAGCAGTAACGCTGACAACCTTGAACAGAGCATTCGGGTCATCACACACGTAGGCCACGATGTCCGAAGCCGTCACCGCGCCCGGATAGGACTGCGAGAACAGCTTCTGCTTCGTGCCCGGATTCGTGTACGAGCAACCAAGGAACACACCCAGAACGCCCGGAAGCGTAGTGGCTGCAGCCGAGGTATTCGTAACCTGCGCCGAGAGCGTTGAGATGATGATCGAGCCGTCAGAGAT